ATTTTGCAGGTTGTCTCCACCACTAAGACTGACACCTATGCAAACGCCGGTAGTGGCCTAGTTACTGGGCTGACCGTAACAATCACGCCAACCTCAGCAAGCAGCGACATCATTGTCATCGCCGATGTCGCATGGTCGGCTAGCGCAACCGCCAACATCTCAACGATCCAACTGTACGACGTAACAAACAACACGGTTGCGTTCCCCGCAGCATCTGGAACTACTTACCACCGATACGGCCGCCTCATCCAAGTCAACAATGCGACCCTATGGCGGGACCAAATAACCGGCAGAGCATCACCCGCCACCACATCGCCGCTTGAATGGGGCATTTACATGGGTACCTCTGCCGCAACCTCTTACGTGAACCGCAACGGCTCAAACAACGCGTTTAGCCAGTCAACAATTTACGCCATTGAGGTGTCAGCATGACCGATTACGCCGCCGTACTGACCGCCAACTATGAAGGCTCTGCATGGAGTCTGAACGGCGAGTCCTATGACGGCCTTACATGGCTGTCGGATACGCCGAAGCCCACTCAGGCTGAGTTGGATGCGGCATGGCCCGCAGTCCAGCAAGCACAGGCTGACGCTGTGGCCGCCAAGGAAGCGGCCCGTCAGTCCGCTATTGACAAGTTGGCCGCACTAGGACTGACCGTTGACGAAATCAGTGCCGCTTTCGGATTGGAGAATAACTGATGGCTACTAATTTTCCGTCGTCGTTGGATTCGTTCACGAATCCAACCGCAGTAGACACTCTTGATAGTCCGCCGCATGACACCCAACATGCTGACGCTAATGACGCTATTGAGGCGTTGCAAGCGAAGGTGGGTGCTGATGGTTCTGCTGTCACGACCAGTTTGGATTACAAGGTTGCGAACCTAGAGTCCCGTCCTGTTGAAACCAAGACAGCCTCATACACGCTTGTTGCTGGTGATGTGAATAAGCGGATTGTTATGAATAACGCTGGTGCTACCACAATCACTGTTGATGATGGTGTGTTTGCGGCTGGTGACACGGTGTGGATTCATAACATTGGTGCTGGTACGACGACGGTTACGGCTGGCACGGCGACGGTTGATACTGCTGGTTCGTTGGACGTTGGACAGTGGGAGGGCGGAAGTCTTTACTTCACATCTGCGTCCTCTGCAATCTTTTTTCGTGGTGGCGGAGCAGGCGTAGCATACGGTGCCGCTACTGGCGGCACCTCGTCAACGATCACGGTTGGCGGTGAGTCTTACACTCTGCTGAGGTTCACTTCGTCCAGCACGTTGACCGTGACCAAGGCTGGCGTGTTCGATGTGCTCGTTGTCGGTGGTGGAGGCGGCGGTGGTACCTCTGGCACTCTGTCGGCCGGTGGCGGTGGCGCTGGCGGCTATCGGGAGTACGAGAAGATTTACTTTGACACGAACCAGACCGTAACGATTGGTGCGGGTGGCGCAGTCAACGGTACCCGTGGGACTCATTCTCGGTGCGGGCAACCGTTTGCCGCTGGCGGCGGAACCATGAAAGGTTACGAATTGCCTCGTCAGGGTGCGTCTGGTGCCGGTGGCGGCTACTACACTACGCCTGCGGTTGGTGACGGTGTGAGTGGTAATAACGGTGGCAACGGAGGCCTCTACAACAGCGGCGGTGGCGGCGGTGCCGGTGCGGCAGGTGGTGCTGGTAGCGGTGGTGTTGGAGGTGCTGGCGGCGCAGGAAAAGACGCATCGGCGTTCCGAGGTGAAGCCGCAACGACTACCTACTACGCAGGTGGCGGCGGCGGTGAGCCGAACTCTAACGGTTCTGGCGGCTCTGGCGGTCTTGGCGGTGTCGGCGGTGGAGGTAACGGCAAGATCAACGGTGTCCGTTCTGCGACTGCGGGTGCGGCCAACACGGGTGGTGGTGGTGGTGCCGACGGCCGAGCAGGCGGCTCTGGCATTGTTTTAGTGAGGTTCAAGAACTGATGGCACATTTCGCACGCATAGAAAACAACGAAGTAACTGAGGTCATTGTCATCTCTGACGATGTTTGCCCTGATCCTGCCCCCAGCAATGAATCACTGGGGCAGGCGTTTATCGCTGATGTGTTGGGGCTGTCTGGCACTTGGCTTCAGACTTCGTACAACGGAAACTTCCGTGGTGTCTACGCCGGTTCTGGTTACACCTATGATCCTGTGTTGGACGAGTTTGTTGCCCCTCCTGAACTAGAGGCTCCTGAAGAGGAGCAGTAATCATGTCGTTGATTTACGACGACACCAACACCTATGATCAGCCTAATGCCACGTTTGAAGGCGTTGAGGTAATCAACGCATACACCGACCCTGACCGTCCATATAATCAGGCGACAGCCACTTATCAGGGGCCAAACGTTGTTGAGCAGACGGCTTCTGGTTTAGGTGTAGGTGGATCAACCGTCATTTACACGACGGTTGATGTGTCCGCTATTTACCGTGGCTACAGAAACCATTACACCGCATACCGCCAGTCCGACGTTCTGTATACAGGTGAGAAGGGTGCCGCCGCCGTAGGCTCTGGCACCTCCACAGGTTCTGCTGTTGGTGTCAACATTATCCCCCGTACTGCTACTGGAACTGGTGGTGCTACAGCAGGTGACAGTGCTACTGGTTTGCGTACCGCTGTCGATGCGGCCACAGGATCAGGGCTGGGTGCTGGGTCTGCGGTCGGGTTGCGTACCGCTATAGAGACTGGTTCTGGGTCTGGTGTTGGGACACACACGATTGTGTCTGCCAAAGCGTCGTTGCGGCAATCAACTAGCGCAGGTGTGGGCGGCTCGTCTGTGGATGCCTTCACGACCACGTTCAAGACCGCAACCTCTAGCGGCGGTGACACTTACAGTTTGACTCAGTGGCGGAACGCAGGCAAGTCGCTAGACTTGCTGGTTGTTCTACCCCCCAAGTGGTCCAAGCGGAAGCCGTATACTGTACCGCAATAACTTTCTATGGAACTAAACGAACTGTTGTTGGAACGTGAATGGCGTTCCTGCAAAGGTGGCGACACCCCCGACGAACAAGTCCAAGGGTTCTTCTATTTTTGTGAGAACTACTGGTTTATCCGACACCCTGAACGGGGTCGGATACTGTTTGAGTTGCGTGAAGCCCAACAACAAACCATTGAAGCATGGCACAACAACCGTTACAACATTGTGCTGAAGGCCCGTCAGATCGGGTTCTCTACCTTGGCGGCGGCTTACGCTTTCTGGCTGGTGTTCTTCTGGCCCGACCGTTTTATCGTTATGCTGAGTCGGACGGAGCGTGAGGCCGCCAAACTATTGCAAAAATCCAAGTATGGATATCGTTGGCTACCGCAATGGATGAAAGAACGTGGCCCCTCGCAGATCACGGACCACCAGTTGAAGATGGTGTTCGATAATGAATCGGCTGTCGAATCATTGCCGTCCAGTAATGATCCTGCCCGTGGCGAATCGGTGTATCTGGTGATCGTGGACGAGATGGCGTTCCTGCCGAACTCGGAGGAGGCGTGGGCTTCTATTGAGCCGATTGCTGATGTCGGCGGACGAATCATCACGTTGTCTACGGCTAATGGGTCGGGCAACTTTTTTCATCAGATGTGGGTTGGTTCCCAGACGGGAACCAACTTGTTCAAAGGTTTGTTTTTCCCGTGGTCTGCTGGTGACCGTGATGAATCATGGTATGAGGTCAAGCAGCGGACCACACCGTTGTGGCAGTTGCATCAAGAGTACCCTAGGTTGCCTGAGGAAGCGTTTATCAAATCAGGTAACCCTGTGTTTGATGTTGATGTGTTGGCAATGATTCAACCTGCGGAACCTGCTGTCGGTGATTTTATTTATGATAACGACGAGTGGCATGGTTTGAAGGAAGCATCCGAGGGGCCGTTCCGCATGTGGGAAGAACCAGTTGAGGACGGGGTGTACGTTGTGGGTGCTGACGTTGCCGAAGGTTTATCTTACGGCGACTTCAGTTCCGCCCATGTGATTGATGCCAACAGCGGTCTTGTGGTCGCTCACTGGCATGGTCACATTGCCCCCGATTTGTTTGGTGCGTTGCTGGCAGAGTTGGGTTCATTTTACAACAACGCCCTGTTGGGCGTTGAGAATAACAACCATGGTCTGACCACCCTGAAGGCTATTCAACGGTACGGCTATAAGAATATTTATAAGCAGCGCCGACTTGCTCAGGCTCGGGCGAAACCTACTGACATTCTGGGGTGGCGCACTAGCGCCACCTCCAAGCCGTTGATGATTGACGAGTTGGCTGCCGCTATCCGTGAGGAATCATTGGAAATTCTGTGCAGCATGACTATTGGAGAGTTGCGCACCTATGTGCGCAAGGATAATGGTAGGATGACGGGCAGTCCACACGATGACCGTGTGATATCGCTGGCTATTGCTAATCAGATGTTGAAGTATGTTTGGTTGCCTGAGTATGATGCTGGCACTCCGATCCCTACGAACAGTTTGATTTGGTGGGAACAGTTCTTGATGACGGAGGAATCGCCGGGACGGGTGCCGCTTTCTTCTTATAATGTGCGGAATCGGTCGAATATCCGCTAGATTAGAACGATATCGGTATTTGTGATGGGTACTTTGATCTGTGAGAATTGTGGCCGAACCTTCACGTTTGATGTGGTTCCTCGTCGGGGGGCTATTTGTTTCGGTTGTCATGTGAAGTCGGTGAACCTTGGATTTACTTATGGTAGGGACAACTTTCATGGTGCGACCCTCAGGGAGCGGGAACGTGATATCTTGGGCAATGCTGAGGCTAATGGCGTGGTGCCAGAACGTGTGAATTGATTTGCCGTGTCGTCTTGGTTGCAGATCGTGTTGGCCGTGTTGGCCCCCAGTGGTATCATTGCCACGTTGATTGAAAAGACACGACGGGAAAACAATAAGGATCATGCTCGCAACAGTGACCTGTTGCATCGCATTGATCATAAGGTTGATAAGATTGATGGCCGATTGGATGACCACATTGAGTGGCATCTAGATAGGGAGAAGTGATGAACTATAAGGATGCTTTCCACAGGGCGGTTGCTACGTTTGTTGCGGGTGCTACTGCCGCACCTTTGACTGCCGCCGTGTTTGATGTGTCGTTCTTCAAGGCTGCCGCTATCGCTGGTGCGATTGCGGTGTGGAACCTTGTTGGTCGTATCGCCCAAACCTATATCAAGTCCTGATGGCACGCCCTAGCAATAACGAGATTCTTGCGAGATATCGTAAGAAGATCACGCAGTCTAAGCGTTGGCGGCGTGAGGAATATTATGATGATACTTGGCGTCGTCTGGTGGACTTGTATCAAGGCAAGCATTACGAGCATTACGCCGAGGAAGATCGCATTCTGGTAAACCTTGCGTTTTCTACGGTGAACGTGATTGCCCCGTCGATTTCGGTGAACTATCCGAAGATTACGGTGAATGCTGTGAATCCTGATAATGCTGGTCAGGCTGTTATTGCTGAAGCGGTGGTGAACTATTGGTGGCGGCACCGAAACTTCAAAGATCATTTCCGTTCCGCTGTCAAAGATTTTCTGATTGTCGGTCACGGCTGGTTGAAGGTCGGGTACCGTTATGTTGAGGAGGAACGTGTCGGTGACTTTGAAGATGTGTCGGATGCTAATGTTGAGGAGAATGTCACTAGCACGACTTTGGTGGTCACGAAGGATGAGCCGTTCGTAGAGCGTGTTTCTCCGTTCGATGTGTTCGTTGATCCTGATGCGACCAGCATGGATGATGCCAAGTGGATTTGTCATCGTGTTCGTCGCACGTTGAATGATGTCCGTACAGATAAACGGTACGCTAAGAATGCCCGTGAGGATGTGCCTGCGGTTTCGTATGCCCGTTACACTGATGATCCGTCGTCCCGCAAGATTCATGACAAGGACGAAGGTTATGCCGATGTGTACGAGTTTTATGATTTGAAGAACAACACGGTGTCGGTGTTTGCTGATGGTGGCGAATCATTTTTGATCAAGCCGAAGAAGCAGCCGTATGCGTTCGGTCATCCGTTTGTCATGTTGCGGAACTATGACATCCCTGATTGTTTCTACCCGATGGGTGATTTGGAAGCAATTGAGCCGATGCAACGTGAGTTGAATGAAACCCGCACCCAGATGATGAATCATCGCAAACGGTATGCCCGCAAGTATTTGTACCGTGAAACGAACTTTGATTCAAACGGTCGTGCCGCTTTGGAATCGGATGAAGATAACGTGATGGTTCCCGTGCAGGGCGACATGCCGTTGGCTGATGCGGTTGCTCCGTTCCCCGCGCTAATCAACCCGCCAGAGTTCTACAATCAATCAGAGTTGATTCGCACTGATATCGAATTGATTTCTGGTGTCACCGAGTTTATGCGTGGCGGCGTATCGGAGATTCGCCGCACCGCTACCGAGGCGGCGTTGATTCAGGATGCGCAGAACGCTAGGACTGCGGACAAGTTGGCTGTCATCGAAACGTGTATCGCCAAGTTGGGTCGCCGTGTTCTCCAGTTGGCCCAGCAGTTTATGACTGGTGAGCAGGTGGCTCGCATCACTGCCCGTGATGGCGAGCCGATGTGGGTCACGTTTGACCGTGACTATATTGACGGCGAGTTTGATTTCGAGGTGGCGGCTGGATCAACCCAGCCGACCAACGAAGCGTACCGTCGCCAGTCTGCACTGCAAATGGTGGACGCTATGGCACCGTTTGTTTCCGCTGGTGTTATTGACGTAGCCAAGTTGGGTGCCTATGTGTTGCAGTTCGGGTTTGGTGTGAAGAACCCTGAGATGTTTATGACCACCCCCGAGCAGCCACAGCCTGACGGGATGGCGATGGGTGCGCCTCCGATGCCCGCCCCTCCTGTGGACGCTATGGGTGCTATGGGTGCTGGTGCTCCGCCAATTGATCCTATGATGTTGGCGGCTTTGGCGGCTGGGCAGCCCCCTGAGGGTGCGCCCATGCCGCCTATGATCTAATTTTTAGAACGCATTTTCTATATAGTAGAGCAACCTGAGTGGACTCTGGATAGGAGACTTTGTGTCTGAAATTGAAACTACTGAAGTTGGTCCCGAATCTGTCGGGGAAACCACGGGAGTAGAAGCAGGAGAAGTTGATTCTCCGTCTTACGAGTATGTTGATCCGACTGCTTTCGATGGGAAGTATGTCAAGGTCAAGGTTGATGGTGAAGAACTGGATGTGCCTTTCAATGAGGCGCTTCAGGGATATCAACGTCAGGCTGATTATACTCGCAAGACTCAGGAGTTGGCTTCTCAACGGGAACAGTTCCAGTTTGCGCAGACTTTGCAGCAGGCTCTTGAATCTGATCCGCAAGGCACCTTGCAGGTGTTGTCCCGTCATTACGGGGTAGCAGCAGCCGAGCAGATGGTGGCGGATGCGCAGCCCGAAACCCCACAGTTCGATGATCCTTTGGAGCAGCGTGTGTGGGAAGCCGAGCAGCGCCTACAGCAGTATGAGACAGAGCGTGCTAACGAGCAGTTGCAGCGGGAAATTTCTCGTCTACAATCCACATACGATGACTTTGATGCACAGCAAGTTGTTACCGCCGCTTTGCGGATGGGAACAACCGATCTGGAGGCGGTCTACAAGCAGACTGCTTATGATCGTTTGATGCAGAAGATTCAAACGCAGGCTTCCGCCGAGCAGGTTTTGACTAACCAGAATCAGCAGGTGGTGGATGCTAAGCGTGAGGCCGCTTTCATTGAGGGTGGTGCTTCTGCGAACGGTCCTTCGGATCAGCCTGTGGGGAAGGTCGGTTCCATCCATGAGGCTTGGGCGCTTGCCAAGCAACAGATGGGTATGTGATCCGTTCCGTTTCTTTAGAATTGAGGTAACATCATGGCTGGTAACGCCAATTTTGATTCGTTGCTTTCGACTACTCTCGCCAACTATCGGGATCAGTTGACTGACAACATTTTCACTGCTCGTCCTTTGACGAACTTCCTGATGGACAAGGGCCGTGTCCGTATGCTGGACGGCGGCACGAAGATCGTGGAGCCGTTGGTTTACGGTCTCAACGGCACCGTCGGTTCGTACTCGGGTTACGACACCATTTCGCTGACCGCTCAGGAAGGCATGTCGGCTGCCGAGTACGATTGGAAGCAGTACGCTGCGTCCATCGCTATCTCGGGCATTGAGGAAGCCAAGAACAACGGCGAGGCTGCTATCATCAATCTTCTTGAGGCCAAGATCATGCAGGCCGAGGAGTCGATGCGTGAGGGCTTCAACCAGATGTTCTTCTCCGATGGCACTGGCAACTCGGGCAAGGACTGGCTGGGGCTTGCGGCTCTGGTTGATTCGGCTGGCACCGTCGGTGGCATTGACGCCACCGCCGTTGGCAACGGCTTCTGGCAGTCCTACGAGGAGGGTACCGCTGGTGCTCTCAGCCTCGCTGACATGGCTACCGCTTACAACTCGGTGTCGGTTGGTAACGACCATCCCGACATGGTGCTGACGACTCAGACTCTCTTTGAGAAGTACGAGGCGCTGCTTCAGCCGCAGTTGCGGTACACCGATGCCAAGACCGCTGACGCTGGGTTCCAGAACCTGTTGTTCAAGTCGGCTCCCGTCACCTACGACGTTCACTGTCAGGCGGGTGTCATGTATTTCTTGAACAGCAAGTACCTGACCCTCGTTGGTCACTCGGGCAAGTGGTTTGAGCAGACCGATTTCGTGCGTCCTGAGAATCTGGATGCCCGTTACGCTCTGATCATGTGCTACGGAAACTTGACCTGCCGCAACCGTGCGAAGCAGGGCAAGTTGACGGGCCGCACTGCCTGATCAA